AAGAGATCAACTTCGCTCTTTCAGCCAATAATGATAGGGTCTACTACGCTGCAGCATTTGCCTGTGATGTCTTAGTTTCTAAGTACTCTACTGATGTAGATATCAGGCTAGACGAAGAACTAGAAGCAAAGTATTCTCAACTCTCCGAGCAATTCTCCCGTAAGGCTACTGAACTTAGGAGTATGGCGAAGAGGGTTGACGGAAATGCTCTGGGTCTTGAGGCTGGTGGCATCTCTGTTTCTGAGATTGACGCAGTGCATGACAACTCTGATAGAGAGCATGGAGCATTCTATAGGGGTCAGTTTGCTAATCCAAGTAAAGAGCTAAAAGATTATGATTGGTAGTTTAACTGCAGAAACAACTAGGCGACTAATTAATGATCTGGGTCAGGAGTTTACCCTTAGAAAGAAGGCTCATTCCGACTACGACCCGACTAACCCTACTCTTACTACTACAGATACTGATTACACTGTTAGGGGGTATGCAGCTAACTACAAACTATCTGAGATGGATGGCAACTCTGTAGTTACTGGCGATAGAAAAATCTATCTACATAACCAGGATGTCTTCTGCAATACCCTACCCGAACCTAACACTGGTGACGAGATCGTCGGTCTGGGGGATATTACAGTCATCGTAGGAACTCAAAAACTTTATTATCAGGATGTTGTAGTATGCTACATCTGTCAAGTGAGAGAATAGTTTATGTTATTGGTGGTGGACCCTCTCTTGACGGCTTCGATTTTAGCAAATTGGACGGGTTTAAGATTGGTGCAAACAGGGCAGCTATTGTGTCTAAGTCGGATGTTTTGGTTTCCATGGACTGCACCTTTGAAAAGCGATGTAGAAGAGAAATCGAAGAGTTTGACGGAGAAGTCATCCTAATCCACTTGAGGCCTGAGTTAGTCAAAGAAAAAATTAAGAAGGCTTACTATAAAAAAGGCAATAGGTCTGCTGGGCTGTCAAAAGACCCTGAGGTAGTTAACGGCCTCAATAGTGGGTACGCTGCTTTGAACGTAGCCTACCAGTATGGAGCTAAAAATATAGCTCTACTTGGCTTTGATATGCAGACAGAAGGGAAGAAAATCCATTTCCACTCTGAGTATACTTGGCAAACAGGTGGCGGCAACTACAAATCTTGGACGAGGTTCTTTGATGACGCCAAGCGTATCTTTGACAGACAAGGTGTTACTTGCACCAACTATGTAGGACCTAACGGCTCGGCTTTAACTCAATTTCCTACCCGACCATTAGAGGAACTAGATGAAAACTATCCAAGAAGAGAAGGCTAAGTACGAGAGGGTCTGGACTCACAAAGTCTACAGAAATACAGCCCCTGGTGAGAAGTTAGTTCAAGAAGCTATTACCCACATGGGCATGGAAATGGAAGACAGTGTTATAGACTTTGGTTGTGGCACTGGCAGAGCAGCACAGTTATTTTGGGACCTAAACTTTGAAGTCACTGGTGTTGATATCGCAGAGAACTGCCTAGACCCTAGTATAAACATTCCTTTGCAGATCGGTTGTCTGTGGGAACCCATTAATCTAAGAGCCAAGTTTGGTTTCTGCACTGATGTAATGGAACACATCCCACCAGAGCATGTAGAAAAGACACTAGATAATATCTGGACCTGTATTGAAGAGGGTGTGTTCTTTCAAATTGCTACAAGGAGGGATGGGTTCGGCCCCAGATTGATCGGGGAGCCCCTGCACCTTACGATCAAGCCTGCAGAGTTCTGGCTTAGTCACTTTGAGAATACAAAAGTTATTAAGCAGACCCCAGGCTTTATTACATTTGTAGCATTCAAATGAACATCATCACAGGTCTCCCCCGATCAGGTACCACATTAACAGCTAAGGTATTTCAAGCCTGTGGTGCTAAGTTCAAAACTAATAGCCTACTACTTGAACATAGAAGAATTAGGACTATATGTAATGGACACCTAGAGAGTATGGGTTTTGATCCACTAGGGCAAGGTCCACTACCCACTGAACATGGTGAACTGAACGTAGAAATACCAGACTTAGAGATTGTCAAACAGTGTAAGATTGTTTTGATGTGGTCTCATTTTCACCGTCAGTTCCCAGGTGCTAAGTGGGTTATAGTTCGTAGAGATCGTCAAAAAATTATAGACAGTTGTCTCAGAACTAATTTTATGGCTAGGTACAATAATAGACATGGGTGGGACACCATGTGTTTGGGGTACTTAAAGCACCTAGCAGACCTAAAGCAAACTGTAGACTACGTAGAGGTTTGGCCAGAAGAGTTCAAGGCAAGCGCAGAATACTTAGGAATGCAAAGGGCAGTAGAGTTTTTAGGCTACAACTGGAATGAGAAAAAAGCCCGAGAGCAGATATGTCAATCCAAATTACGATAGGCCCTTCGTTGTTCAAAAAGCTTGAACGTGTAATTGAGATTACAGATGAAAAGGTTATTGGGATCGGTAAGGATGTTGTCAATGCTGCTGTTGATTTATCTCCTGTAGATACTGGTGCTTATATTGAAAGCCATTCTGTTGTACCTAGGGGTTCAGGTGGGGGTAGGTCGAGAAGCTCTAGGAATAGGCCAAGAGGAAGATCATGGGCAGAGTTTCAAGGCCCAGTTAGGTCAGACCTCTTATCTTCTGTAGCAGCTATCAAGCCCTCTGAGACAGGTGGGTTTACTCTGGTCAACAGATCACCACATGCCAGATACGTAGAATACGGAAATCAACACTACGCTGGCTACAGAGTGTACGAACAACTAAGAGGGATGTTCTAATGAGCGTAATTTACTCAGATATTAGGCAAGCCCTGGAAGTTACACTAAACGATAATGTATCAGTAGATATTGCTTGGGAAAATACCGACTACACACCAACTACAGCCAATTCTTTTGTTAGGCCGGTGTTTATACCAACAATCCGAGAGCCTGCGGTAAGGGGCCTAAATCCCCAACAACTACATAGGGGCATCTTTACAGTAGATTGCTTTACCCCTATTAACTTAGGCCCATCAGCAGGAGATATCTTAGCTAACACAGTGATTACCGTTTTTGAAGCTACCACAGACTTGACTGCTAACGGTAAAACCATTTCTATCCGCAGTGCTGAGAGAAGAATGGCGATGGAAATGGACGGACATTACATGACCCCAGTTATTATTAACTGGTATATTTATGACTGATCTAACACAGTAAAGGAGAACCAAATTGGCGTTCGCACAGGGTTCAAGAACTAACCTAAGTTATATTGTAGAAACTACCTACGGTGTTACACCTGCAGGTAACTTTACACCGCTACTTTTTAACACTCACACACTAAACCTAGCAAAAGAGGTTGTCGAGGGTAACGAGATTCGGGCAGACCGTATGCCACGAGTTGAGAGACACGGCAACAAGAGCACTGCAGGGGACATCACAGTAGACCTCCGCAAGGGAAACTACGATGACCTCATTGAGAGTGTCATGCTAAACTCTTTTGCTTCCGACAACACAATCACGGTTGGAACTACAATCAACTCCCTCTCAATTGAGGATCATGCTGCTGACATTGACCAAGCCAGACTTTTTACTGGTATGGCAGCTTCAACCATGAACGTATCTATTGCCCCTAACCAGATGGTTCTCACTACCTTTGGTTTTGTAGGTAAAGATATGACTATCGGTACAACCGAGAAAACACTTAACGCTGCTACCTCCAATCAACCGTTTGACTCGTATTCAGGTGACATCTTCCTGAATGACTCAGGTGCAACTGACGTAGAAGTCAATAACATCACATCAGTTGAATTTACCATTGACAACTCACTAGCTCAGACTTTTGTTGTAGGTTCAGACAGCACACCATGCCTAGAGTATGGTAGAGCAGTTGTCACTGGTACTGTTACCGCATACTTCGAAGATGCTAACTACATCAATCGCTTTATCAACGAAACTGAATCTGAGCTTACTGTATCTGTTGACGATCCTACAGCAGCCAGCACCTACACCTTCTATTTTCCTAAGATTAAGGTCAACGGTGCGGATGTTTCTATGGATAGCCCAACATCCAGACTAGTCACAATTCCGTTTTCTGCTCTTTATGAGAGCAATGCGGCATCTAACCTTGTGATTACCAGAACCGTCTAAAAAGGCGGCGGGAGAAGTTGTTAAGTCGGGTAGCAGCTTCTCCCATTTTAACCTAACCCGACATAAAAAGGAAACCCGACATGGACCTAAGTGAATTTCTACCAAAATCAGACGTAGTTACTGTAGACCTAGTTAACCCGAAGACCAAAGAGCCATTGGGTATGAGCGTGACTGTTCATGCTAACCACACCCCAGAGTTCAAGGACGTGAACTATGCTTACATCGACAAAGCTATTGCTAAGAGGGACGCTGGGGAAGTCGTATCCTCAAGAGATGCCGACGAGGGCAGAGTCAATCTTTTAGCAGAGATCACTGTATCTTGGGACATCACCATTGATGGTAAAAAGCCCAAGCTGACTGTTGAGAAGGCTAAAGAGGTTTACAACCTACTTCCGTTTATTCGTAATCAGATAGAAGCCAAACTAGAAGAATCGGAGGGTTTTATCTAAGTCTGGCGGAGGACCTAAAGGCCTGGGCAGAGCATGAGTTTACTCTGTCCAAGCCAGACGATAAAAAAATTACTCTGAAAGAACACTTAGAAGTAGTAGAAAGGCAGACCGGACGTAAGCCCCCAGAGTTGATAGCACCTTGTGACTTTCCCACTCGTTTAGCTTATGTCTGGGATGCCTTTGTTTGTTTGAGCCGGGGGAGAGCCCCTGGTTTTAGTGGTGTAGGACCTATCCTGTATACTGAGATGAAGGCATGGATAGAGCTTACAGGCACAAAACTTACTGGTCGAGATATTAATCTTATCAAAGAGATTGATGCCATTTACATGAAGACCCTGAATGACTAAAAGGAACCACCATGTCCGATATTAAAGTTGATGTAGACTATTCTGATGTGCAAGAATTAGGTCGTTCTGTTGATCGACTTTTGAAGTCTACTCAGACTGCTTTCGGTGGCATCAACTCCGTTTTACAGAAGAACACTCGATTAGAACAGGCCAGGACTAGGTTGGTTCAATCTGCCAGGAAAGCAGAAGAGCAGCAGCTACGTCAGATGGGTGCCACTGCCTCTAGAATTTCTAAGCAAAGGACCACAGAGCTACGCGCCGAACAGAGAGAGATTGACAAACTTAGGGCTAAGTATACCCCACTTGCTGCTGCGTCTATGCAGTACGAAAATGCTCTCAATGAAATTAACAGGGCACACCAACTGGGCGTCTTGAGCGCTCGACAACACCAACAGGCTCTTGATTCTTTGAATGCAGAATACCAAGAGTTTACTGCAGGCTCTGCTAACGCGGCTAACCAATTTGTTACAGCCCAGAATAGGTCTACTAGGGCTATCGGCAGAGGTCAGGTAGCTATCCAGCAGGCCGGTTATCAGATTGGTGACTT